TTATAATTCTGTCTTCCGTTATGAGTTCCCACATTATATAAATTTTTAACTGTCTCGCTTTCATAAGATAATTTATGAGCGTTAGAACTAGATATAAAAGCTGTATCTTCTGAAAACCATTTTTTATTTACAGTGTCGAATTTTACACCCGGTGATAGTATGGAAAAGTTCGGTTTTGGAATAGAAGGGAACGATTCAAGTAATTGATTATATAATTCACCCATTAATTCGCTTTCACTGCATTCATTCGCTGTTTTATTATTATTCTTACTTACTCTATCTATAAAAGTTATAGCGGTAGAAATTACGGTTTTAGAATTAGTTTCTTCAAATTTCATATAATCGGATAAAATTATAAAACATACACCCCAATCGGTTTTTGGAAATCCATAAACTTTTGGTAAAACAAGAACTGAATCCCAATGTAAAGTTATAGAAATGTAATCGATATATGCGTTATCTATCGACCATTTTTTTAACATATTAAAATCACCGAAAGCATTTTTTACATCATCGTTCGATTTTTCTATTATTTTTACCATATTAATAGGTGGGACAGCCATAACGAATTTTTTCGCGGATATAGATAATTGCGAGTTATTTTTAATTTTAATATTTTTAATAGATGTTTTATCGTCGTTTAATAGCAATTCTTCAACTTCTGAAGATAGTAAGAATTCTACATTTTTCTTTTCTAAATAAGATTTCCATATTTTGAATAATCCTATATCGTTAGGAAGTTTTGGTTGATAGATTTTATACAGACTTTGTTGATTAACCAATTGTAAGAATTCATTTAAGGTATATTTTTCTATCCCAGCCCCGTCGGTTAATCGACATATTCTATTAATTAATTCTGTAGATTTTTTAGAAAAATTATTCTCTTCTAAAAAAGTTTTCATCGTTGTATTATTTCCGTAATCATCATTAAAAATGAGATATATAAAATTTATGAATAGTTTAAATAATTCTCTTTTTGTAAGAGCGTTAAAAACTGTTTCACCGCTAATTGCGCTAATTGTAAAATTGTAAGGCGTGAATAAATTAAAAAAATCGCTATTCATCTCTTTCAATAAATTTATAAAATTCTTATAAGCGGTAGTATATATTCTTGGACCATGTTCAGTAAATAATAACTCGTTTCCTTGTTTAACTCTTCTAACTCTATGAGAACCGCCTATCTGATTCTCTCTATCTATAATTAATATTTTTTTCCCTATCGAACTGGATGCTTGCGCGAGAGCCAGCCCGGAAGGACCCGCGCCTATTATTACTAAATCGTATTCCATTTTAATTATTCTTAAGAATAATTAAAACCCAAAAACATTTTCGCCTTCGTAATAAACATATAAAAACCCGTCGTTCGATTTATAAGAATTATATATTTCAGATAATAGTTTTGATGTAGAAATCATATTTTCATTCACAATTCCAAAAAGTGCGACTTCTGGCGGTAATTTTATACGTTTTCTAATCACATACATTAACTGACCGAAAGTTAAATCTTTTTGTACTAAATATTTATTTTTATCTATATCTGGAATATTTAAATTTTTAGATATTGGATTTTTTTGAACTATTACTGGAAATTTATCTGGATATTTTTGTCTTATCTTTTCACTCTCTTTTAACCGCATTTCAAAAGACACACTTTCTTTATAACCTCTCATTTTTTATTATAAATAAATTTAATTTTGTAACACATGTAATAATATTTATTCCTCTAAACCGATTGCTTGATCAACAAGATCCCTGATTATATCTTCTAGATTATCAGAGCCTACAATAGATCCTTGTAATTTTCCATCGATATAAAATTGAAAAGTTGGGACGTTATGAATATTTTGAGTTAATTTCTTATCTACATCTTCTTTAATCAACATACATAATCCGGGTCTTTGATATTTTTCAACTAATGAATTATAAAGACCGGCTATAGAAGAACAAGGAGTACACCAAGTACCGTAAATATAAACGACAACAATACGATTTGAACTAATTATATGTTGTTTTTCTTGGACAGTGCCAAGATTAACAGCGATATCGGGCTTTTTTTCTTCATCTTCATATGTCTCTTTAACTAAATCAGAATATTTTGCGTAGTTATACATTATTTAATTATTGCTAATCTATTTTTAAATTTGTTAACAAATTTAAATATTAATATAATTTAAAATTGAAAAAACGTGAATATAATCGTAAAAATAGATAATAACAATATGTTACGATTAATAACAGAAGAAGAGATTGAAGAAATATTAAGTTTTTTAACGGTTCCGGTAGGAATACCTGAACAAACAGGTATTTCGATATATAATATAACTAAAAATAGAATTAAGAACCAGTTAAAAAATATAAGAATATATCCTGAAATTTTATCGCAATTAAAAGAAGAAATACAACAGACTTATCAAAAATCTTTGATTCAACCAGGTGAAAGCGTTGGAATATTATGTGCTCAAAGTATGGGTGAGAGACAGACTCAGATGACTTTAAATACTTTTCATACCACCGGACAATCAGAAAAAGCAATGACAGTCGGAGTTCCACGTTTTCAAGAACTTTTAAACGCTACTAAGAGCCCAAAAATAACAAACTGTAAAGTATTTTTTGATAAAAGTAATGATTCAATTCAAAATTTAAGAAATATTATAGGTTCTACTATCGTATGTTTAAAATTTAAAGATATTTATGAAAGTCTTAAAATAGAAATAAATAAAACGCCTGAGGTGTGGTACGATTCTTTTAAAATATTGTATAATGCAGATTTTACAAAATATACCGATTGTATTTCGGTTAAATTAAAACGTAATGTACTATTCGAATATAAATTAAAATTACAAGAGATAGTAAATGTTTTGACAAAAGAATACGATGATATTGGTTGTGTATTTTCTCCTCCTCAATTCAATCAATTAGATATATTTATAGATACGACTAAAATAGAATTACCTGAAAACAGGATTTCTTTTATAAATACGGAAAACGCGAAAGAAATATATTTAGAAGAATGTATTCAACCGATATTAGAAAAAATAATTATCTGTGGCATGGAAGGAATTACTAATATATATTATACAAAACATGAGAATGAATGGTATGTGGAAACGGAAGGTTCTAACTTTAAAAAATTATTAGCCCATCCACATGTAGATTTTTCGAGAATCATTTCAAATAATGTATGGGAAATTTACGAGACCTTAGGGATTGAAGCGGCGCGGGAATTTTTACTAGAAGAATATTGTAGTATAATGGATGGAATTAATATATGTCATATTAAATTACTTGTAGAGAGAATGACTTATTTGGGAACTATTTCGTCTATATCACGATATACTATGAGAACGGATGAAGCCGGGCCTATGGGAAAGGCATCATTTGAAGAAACAATGGATAATTTTTTAAAGGCCGGTGCTTACGGAGATATAGAACCGACAAACGGAGTATCGGCTTCTATCATATGTGGAAAACGGGCGAATATAGGAACCGGTATGATGGATATTAAAATAGATATCAAAAAATTACCGTTTACAAAACCGATAATCAAACAGAATGTGGAAGAAACCGAACCTATCTATTACGATTATGAATGTGAAAATAAAGAAAATAATGATGTATAAATTTATAGAAATGACATATATGTAATAAAATGGATAGAATTGAACAAATGCAAAAAATACAAAGCGAAGGTTTAGAATTATTTCAAAGAAAAAATAATGATTACGGGGACTCGTTTGCTAAATACGGATTTATTGGTGTTTTGATAAGATTGGAAGATAAAATACAAAGAGCTCTGTCTATCACAAGAAACGGTATTAATTTAGTGAGCGATGAAAGTTTGCGAGATACTTTACTCGATCTACATAATTATTCTGCTATGGCTTTAATGTTGTTAGATGAAAAATAATATATATATTTTAAAAAAAAATGATTTTTAAAATATATTTAACAATAACAAAAAATATACTAAAATGAACGCAATCCCCGATATTTCTATAAGTGAATATTCTGATAAAGCTATTGTTGTAAGAGGAACTTTTACAATTGATACTACGAATATACTAATTTCTTTTGGTGGAAAATGGAATGAAAGATTAAGAGACGGCCCAGGCTGGATTTTTCCGAAAACTAAAAAAGACCAACTCGAAATTTGGAAAAATTCCGGTATTGCACCGGAAAAAAAATCGTCTCAATATCAAAGAAGAACGACAATTCAAAAACCCGAAGAATTAACAGAAGAAAAAGTAGAGAGATGTGAAGAAAAATGTAATGAACCGGTTGAAAATATTAAAAATAATAATGAGTTGGTAAATGAAATAAAAAGATTAAACCGTAAAGTAGAAAATCTTGAAAATATGCTTTCAAAAGTTCTAAATTTATTAGAACCAAAAACTCAAACTATTACATTAAATTTTGAAGAAAATAGCGATCAAGATTGTGACGATACTCCACCTGTTAAAAGATTATTACGGTAAATTTACACCTATTTTAAAACAATTATTATTAAGTATAATAAAGAAACCTATGATTCAATCATAGGTTTCTTATTTTTTATTAGATGAGATTTTATATTTTTCAAAATATAAAATAATATATAGATAATTTTTTTATAGCACGGGGAAACCGAGAGCACCGCCGGAAATACGAATAATGTTGTTGTTCACAGCGGTGACAATAAATTCGTAAGTCTGGGGGAAATCGGCGCCTGAAGAAGCGACTCCGGTACCAGTTGCACCGGCAACTGCTCCGATAGAAGCCTCGGGAACGATCGACACATTAGTAAGCTTACCGTAGTTAGTAGATCCCATAGGGTCCAAAGACATAAAGTCAAGAGAGTAAGAATACAGATGGTAGCCGGTATCAAGAGGTACAACAGGTGCATGGTAGTAAGGGTTGACCAGCGAGAAATAATCAGAACCCATCTGAGCCAAACGATTGGTATTCTCGTAGATAAGAGAAGTTTGGAGAATGGGGTCGACTGCGCCGGGAGGATTGAAATTAACCAACAGATTTCCGGGAAGAGTAGACGCGGCGGTGTAGTTAGACCAGTCGCCGGGAATAGAAGTGTTTCGCGCGGAAAAGAACAGAGCCTTAATAGCGTGGGAGAAACGAATATCGTAACTTGGCACGGAATTGGTGGCGGGCGCGAAAGTCTGACGAGGGGCGGTTTGCACCTGCTCAATCAGAATATCACGAGGAGCTGATGCCATTCGCTTACGCTCATCGTTAGAAACAATTGCGTAATTTGCCCACACCTGAGTATTCCCGAGAACTGGCACAGATGCGATATCAGTACCGACTAGAGGAACAGTCGATGGGTTAGTCTTAGGAGCCGCAAGCCAGTTATCGAGAACGAGGAGATCCTTCCAATCACGGAAAGAAAAAGTGATACGCATCTCATTATAGGGGAGAGCAGCAGTTGGAAGTGCTACACCGCTGTCACGCCCGTAGAAGAAGGGAAGAGGGAGATTCAGTGTGAAAGACGGGATCGACACGCCGGGAGCGTGAGGACCTGTCAGTTCATCAAAATTTCCGATCATGTTGTTGTAACCGTTTTTCTTTCCGGCCGGAACAGTGAAAGCTGTCCAGAAGTCAAGATGGTAGTTATCGAAACGCGCGGCGACGAGGTCGTTGAAGGTAATGCAACATTCACGCACGATGTTATGCATTAGATTGCGAGACCATCGGAGACGACCAGAAAGCCCGTACTGATTAGTAGATAGCAGAGTCACAGTAGGGGTAGTAAGACGCAACCAAGACTGGAGAAGATAATCACCAGCGCGAGAAATACTCACAGACCACTCAGTGTTAAAAGCGGGTGAACCAGCGGCGCGAGAAAGAACGACAGGTACTTGGGTAAACCAAGTAGCCTTCTTAGTCTCACGCACGAAGTAAGCGGTAGCCTGAGGACCACCGTACATATATTTCTCAATTTCATCGAAAGTTGCAAGATCGATAAAACCAGACGTAACATTTGAAGTACTTATAGATGACATAGTTTTTTATATTATACAAGATAAGTTTTTTTTAAATAAAAAAATAGTTATTTTTTTATTTAAAAAATCTAAAGTTATTTTTAAATCATTATGCATTTTTTAAAATTTATATTGAATAGGTTTAAAATAAAACGTATTATTAGAAAATATTGATGGAAGAATTAGAAATATTAGCAGTTGATTCTATTATTCGTAAGAAGTTTGAGGACGATTATCAAAAAATTCCTTTACACTATAGAAGACTTGAGGAAATAAATGAAACACTCTCAAAAAACCTTAGAATGCGAATCAGAAAAAAAATACTAAAAACGAAAGAAGAATTAATTCAGAAAATAGAAGAACTAGAAAATAACACACAGTTAAATTTTTATATTTCTGAAACATCTTATCTTTTAGAAACTTATAAAAATCTTCTAATTTCTCCCATTAAACTTAATTTTATGGGAAAACAACAGAGCAATTCGAACGTAGTTGAAAAAAATAAAATCACTATAGAATATTTTCAATTATGTAAAAAGTATATAGATTTGGATATTGAATTTCCTAAAAGAAAATATACTATCATGTGTTCAAATTGTCAGAATAAAAAGAATTTTGAAATAATCGATGATAATATTTATATTTGTGATAATTGTAATGCACAGCAAATAATATTAAAAGTTGTATCTTCTTATAGAGATATAGATAGAATAAATATTTCTTCTAAATACGTTTACGATAGAAAAATTCATTTTAGAGATTGTATAAATCAATATCAAGGCAAACAGAATAGTTCTATCGAACAACACGTTTACGATGATTTAGAAGAACAATTTTGTAGACATCATCTTATCTCTAGAGATAAATCGATTCCGAAAGAAGAAAGATTTGCTACTATAACTAAAGAACATGTAAGTATGTTCTTAAAAGATTTATCATATGCAAAACATTATGAAAATATTAATTTAATTCATTATAATCTAACAGGTATTAAACCGGACGATATAGGTTATCTGGAAAATATATTATTAGATGATTTTGATATTCTTACCGATTTATACGATAAATTATTCAAAGACATTAATAGAAAAAATTTTATTAATACTCAATACGTTTTATACCAATTATTAACAAGACATAAACATGTGTGTAATCAAGACGATTTTGTTATATTAAAAACAATGGATATTAAATATTTTCATGATGAAATTTGTAGTGTTCTTTTTAATATATTAGGATGGAATATGGTACCATGGTTTTAATTTAATACAATTTGTATTTTGTATTAAATTAAAAACAATTTCTAGAAATTGTTTTATAATATTAACATTTATATTCTCTTTTTTCTAATATTTCATTCCAGCAATTATTCACAGATTTAAATATTTCTTGATCACCTCCTTTATCTGGATGCCCTCCTTTAGCAGCCCATTTTAAGTAATTAGTATTTTTAACATTATCACCTTTTTGAAGACCAAATGTTTTACATAGTTCTGCTTGACAAACATAACTCGATTTAGGTCCTTGTCGTCGAGGAGGCGATTTACGCTGTTGGCGAGGTGGCGACCTATACTGTTGGCGAGGTGGCGACCTATACTGTTGGCGAGGAGGCGATTTACGCTGTTGACGAGGCGGAGACCTACTATAAACATCGGAAATGTTAAAAAAAGCGTTATGTGTCGCAATATCCCATATTACGATATCTGAATTTTTAGCATTAGGAATTGTCCTAAAAAGATTTTTTAAATCTGTATACCAGATCTCATAATTATTTCCAACGTTAAAATTTTTCATTATATCATCGCTAATATCGCGAAATTTAACACTTTTATTTTGTATTTCCATAGTTAATTGTCTAACCGGTCTTATCCCGCCTAATACTCTAATTAAGAAAGGAGAATCTTTAGAATCATCATACCCTTGACGTCTTTTTTCTTCCCAAATTTTTTGACCAGCAGGTTTATTTTTATTTAAACATCTATTAGTTACCGGATTTAATATTTCATGAGCAAAACATCTTTTAGTTTTAAATGAACGTTTTTTACCAGGACTTTTACTCCTTTTTGAACTCGGCGACCTTTGTTTACTTTCTTGATACCCCCCCTGTTGTTCTCTTTGAAGTTTCTTACCTATTTTACCATCTTTTTTAACACATCTACCAGATGACGGGTTTAATATCTCGTTAGATTTACACGTAGCGCTTTTTTTACCAGGGCTTTTATTCTTTTTTGAACTCGGCGACCTTTGTTTACTTTCTTCATGACCGCCACTCTCTTGTTCTTTTTGAATTTTTTTCCCCAATTTACTGTCTTTTTTAACACACCTGCCAGACGCGGGATTTAATATTTCAGACGTTTTACAAGTATCACTTTTCTCCGGACATTTACCACCCGAACTTAAAATTTCTTCAAGTTGTTCTCTTTTTAAACTGTCGACCATTTTACCAGTTAACTTAACGCATTTAACATGTACTGCGTCTCGTAAATGTTTCAATGATGGTTTTTTTTCCATTTGTTTATATTTTATTTTAACAACTTATTTTTTTTTCAACTTATTTTTTTAAAATACGATGTTTATAATAACAGCATACAAAGGTTTAATTTAATATAAATTTAATCACAACTATCATACTTGTGATTAAATGGCAGTTTTATTTAACAAAAATTAAATTTGTGAAATTATCCAGCGAAAACTGGAGAAAATCGCGATGAACTAGACTCTGATGATGATCTCATCGGTGTAAAATATACAGTTGACGATGAATTCATGTTTTTGGATGTTCGTGTTGGTGATAAATCCGAATATTTATCCGTAAACAGAGTAAATAGAGTGGGTTTGTCTTCTTCTGACCGACTTATATCGTTCAATGATTTTGATCGTTTAGGGCTTGCGCTTCTTAGCGTTTTCCTCCATTTTGGGTATGTATTATCCGGTACGAAGTTGTATACTTTTGTTTGTTTTTTACCTTTCGCGCTT